AAGGGTCAGGAATGGGATACCGTTGACACCACAAGCCGCAGTTCAGCCGGTGCAGTGCGCAACAACGTCGCCACGTACCTGTCAACCAGCGGCAGCATTGACGGCGTTTATGTGAAAGACACAGCAAGCAACGTTAAAGCGACAGACGACTATATCAACGCGCCAACATCTGGCCAGCCTGTAGGTTGGATCCGTTTGAGTTACCCGGCACCAACTGGCAACCAGGTTGTCCGTGAAACGCTGTATGCGCTGTTGTCGTCTTTCAACGTCGATGCACCATACGACGACGTTATGACGTTTACACTGGACTATTCCGGCAAACAGCCGTGGGTTAAGACCACTTCAGCGCCTTAATCCATGATTAACACCGCAGTCGGTGAAATCGCAATACATGACGGCGGCGCGGATTATGTTCTGCGTCCGTCGTTTTTTGCGTTATCACAAATCGAAGATTTAGACGGCACGACAAAAGCCGCTTGCCATGCGTTAGCCGCTATTGAGTCAGAGAAAATGCCGAGGCCGCTGGACTTGTTGGATTGCGCAGCTGTGATCTATGCGTGCGGTTTGCCAGATGAGAGGTCGGATATTCTAGGCCAGCTTGAACCAGGCAAGACCAAGGGCACCCGATGGAAGCCCGGCAAAATGGGTGTGCATAACCTAGTTATCATTGCCAACGCGCTGATCAGTGCTGGCATTGTCGGCAAGATCACAAAGCGCAGACGCAAAACTAAATCTGTATCAAAAAGCTACACATTCAGCCCGGCAGAATTCGCCGCGTCAGCCGTTGCGCACTTTGGTATGCCACCTGACCAGGCTTGGGCGCTGACAATGACAGAATTTCAGTTGATCATGGATGCAAAATATCCACCGGACGACAAAGACAAGCCGGAGCCAATGACGGAAAGCGAAGTTTTAGCCGCTTTCGCACGCACAGGCGTTCAGCTACAATCGTAAGCACTCCAATTAATCCACCGAGGGCAATCAATGGAAGTCGGCGGAATCACGTATACAGTCGATGCTCGCACTGATGGCATGCTCAGGCTGGAAAAGCAGATCAAAACCAGCACCAACAAGATTGAATCCGATTTAGGCAGGATCGACCAAGCTGCAGATAATGTTGGGCAATCACTGCAAAACGCAGGAAGCCAAGCGCAGGCTGCAGGTCAATCAATGGGGCGCATGTCAGGCATTGCCGGGAACCTTGGCTTTCAATTGCAGGATGTCGCAATTCAGGCCCAAATGGGAACGAGCGCATTTGTTATTTTAGGTCAGCAAGGCTCGCAAATCGCCAGCTCATTCGGGCCGGGCGGTGCGGTGTTCGGTGCTGTTTTAGCTATTGCGTCGGCCATCGGTGGCGTTTTGTATACCAGTCTGAAAGATGCTGGCGGCGCGATGAATGAGCTACCGGCAGAGCTGCAGGCGCAACTTGAAGAAATCAAAAAGCGCTTTGAGGAAGTGGACGAGGCCAGCCGGGCAGCGTTCACCCAGGTTGAACTCGGCAAGCTCAATACTCAATTCGACAAACAGCAAAAGATCGTAACAGATCTACGCAGCGCAGTGGCGCTATACACCGCAGAAGCCAGCAAAGGCAATCAAGGCGCGGCAGTAGCGGCGGCAACGTATGCGCTGCAGTTAAAATCCGCAGAACGTGAGCTGATCAATATAGGCAAGCTGCAGGCCCGCATCGGCGAGGAGCTCGCATCGGTCGGCATCAAAAACAGCTTAACCGACAGCACGAAAGAATCAGTATCAGCTGCAGAAAGCTTGTCTAACCAGCTGGCCATTGCCATTGCAAAATTCGAGCAAGGCGATTTGGCAGCGCGACGGATGGCAGCAGCACAGGCTTTAGGTTTAACCGCAGCGGAAAAGCTACCGCCAGAAATTGACGCGGCACTGGTTAAGCTGGCAGAGCTGGAAGCATCAGAGCGGCGCATTGCAGATTTAAAGCGGCAGCAGGTTGAGTTTCAGCGCGAAGCGGCTCAGGAGCTGGACAGAGAGCTGCAGGCAGAGCTTGCCATGCTCAGCGAAAAAGAGAAGGCGCAAACCAAGGCGGCGGCAGAGCGGGCGCAATTAGCCAGCCGGACGCAAGATCTTGGCTTGTCACCAGAGCAACAGGCGGCGGCAAGATTCCAACGCGAAAGCGATTTACTGAGGCAGGCAAAAGAGCAAGATTTGCTGACCGAGCAGCAATATCAAGAGCGGCTTGCAACGCTTCGGCAGCAGTACGAAAGCAAGCAAGGCGGCGGGTTGTTCTCAACGCTAACCGATAGCCTTGCAGGGCTGCAAAATCAGGTGTCTGGCACATTTGCGCAGATGGCGCTTGGCTTTGAAGATAGCGATAAACTAGCTCAGCGCTTAGGCCAAACCATTCTTACTGAATTAATCGGCGCAACAATTAACTGGGGTATTCAGCAAGCTATTGCAGCAGCTACCGGAGCAACAGCAACAGTCGCGGCGGAAGGCACAAAAGCGGCAGCAATCACCGGCACAGCAGCAGCATCTGCAGTGGCATCAACTGCAGCGCTTGGCACTGTAACCGGCGCGGCAGTGGCATCAGGTGCAGCCATCACAGCAGCAATGGCACCAGCAGCGGCAGCGACATCAGTCGCAACGGCAGGCGCAGCACCGGCAGCAGCAGCACCAATTGCGATCAGTTCAATCGGCGCAATTATGGCGGCGCTTGCTGGCGGTTTGGCGCTTGGGAAAATGAGCGGGCGCTTATACGGCGGGCCAGTTAGCCCGGGCGGACTTTACCCAATCACCGAGGACGGCAGGCCGGAGATATTGCAGCAAGGCAACCGGCAGTATTTGTTGCCAGGCTCAGGCGGTCGCGTGATCAGTAACCGGGATATGCAGCAGGCCGGTGGCGGCGGTGGTACATTGGTCCAGATCAACAACTATTCCGGCGAAAAGGTTGGCGTTACTCGCACGCAAGGCGCATCAAAGCAGGAGATCATTAACGTGGTCGTCGGCAACATATCGCAGCGCGGCGAGATACATCAGGCCATCACCAGCAACACGACAGCGGGGAACCGGACGCGATGACAACGAGGCGGCAGTTTTTCGCAACCAAAGAGCGGAAGCGGTACTATAAAACTATCGAGATTTATCACCCGTCTGGCGTGCTGCTGCGGTACGTGCAAGGCCGGATCAATCCGATAACGCTTGGCATCGAATCAACGGCACCGCGTAACGCTGGGAAGCAAGTGGAGTTCATCGGCGGCGCTTTTGAGTACCAGCAGCCAGAGCAAAACGACGGGCTAGTGACGGCAGACATTCAGCTTGGCCGAGTCGGCACTCAGGTTAAACAGCTTCTGAAATCAATTCGAGGGCTGGATAGAGCCAAAACCGGCGAGGTGATTATGCGCGAGTACATTGCCGGGCAGGAAAGTCAGCCGGTGTTTGTCATGCGCCTATTTATCCGGTCAGTCACCATGACGGCGCAGGGCGTAGTGCTGAGCATTGAGCAGGATAATCCGGCAGATCGAAACATTGCCGAGATCTACACGTCGGAAAGATTTCCCGGAACAGCGGAGAGCATATGACACCAATTAGCTGGATTAATGCAGTGGTCGGAAAGCCTTGGGTTGATAGAGCAGAAGGCCCGGCAGCGTTTGATTGCTGGGGCTTGGTCGTTGACTCGTTCCGGCGCATTGACGGCGTGGAAATCGAACCCGTTGCAGGTTATGACACCGGCGCACCGATAGATCAAGCAGGGCCAACAGAGCAAAGCAGTGGCCGTTGGGTAGAGGTGCAAGGGCCTCAGCATGGGGCTGTATTTTGCTGCTACACTGCAACCGGCAGCATGGCGCACGTCGGTCGGGTATTGCACGCTGTTGGCGCTCAGTTATTATGTGTGCATGCACGAAACACAGTTTCTGCAGATCCGGTGCGGCTAATCGAGCGCACGTATCACACTGTTAAATATTTCATGAGAGCGGAATAATGGCGTTAATTCGCGTTCAGCGAGATCCGGCAAGAATAACTGCGTGCGATGATCACCAGTACAACGGCAATTTGTTGGATTGGCTGATCGACAACGAGCCAGCTGGATTCGATGGCCTGCACTGCTGCATCATGCTCAATAATTCCATTCTGCTAAATACCGCGATCACTGATGACGGCGAAAGGCTAGACGAGCTGGCAGACATTGAGGTTGGCGAGTTTGACACCGTAACCATCATCATTCGCCCAGCTGGATTTGATCCGATAACCATTGCCATTGTCGCCGCTGTTATCGTCGGCACCGTGGTATTAGCTCGCGCATTAATGCCAAGCATCAAAACGCCAACATCAGACGGCGCAGCATCAAACAACCAGCTAAACGCCAGCAGTAACAATTTCAGGCCCAATCAGGCCATTCCTGATATTGCTGGTCAGGTTGTCAGCTATCCCGACTTTGTGCAGCCGTCTTACTACACGTACAACGCAGCCGGGCGCCGGGTGTTTCGTGAGGTGTTTTGTATTGGTGTCGGGCATTATCAGCTTGGCGTGTGGAAAGTTGGCGAGACTCCGATCAGTGATATTCCCGGCTCATCTGTTACGGTTTACGCGCCAGGTTCAATGCCAGCCGATTTAATCAACGTCCGAAATGTAGAGTCGGCGGATAACATCGAATTACCAGTACCGGGCCAATCAACGCGCAGTGTCGTGATTAACTCAGGACGGGTGTTTGATGACAGCATCGTGATCGGTGTTGCTGCAATTCAGCAGCTGGAAGTTACAGCCGGTAACGTGCTGGATTTGCAACTGGAAATACTGCTAAACAACGACACTTACGACACCTTGCTTGGCCTGTTCACTGTCGTGTCAGTGTCAGGAAATACCATTATTCTTGGAACGACCGGCGTCGATGACGGCCAAATAATAGGCGGCTATATCGTCAATACGAATTTTCAGCCAATTGATGCATGGTACAACTTACCAGGTGAGGAAGTAACAGAGGTTCGCGCCCATCTAGTCATGCCTGCAGGCATTCGCAGCGGTGACGGCGAGGTGTCAACGGTCACGGCGACTATGCAGGTTGAGCGGCTAAATAATGGCGTCCCGACCGGCGTGGTTTATGAGCGGGCTTGTACTTTCAGCGGTAATACTCAGCAGCCACAAGCGGCGACGTTTACCATTGGGCCAGAGTTTGGGCTTACTGAACCAGGCGAATTCCGGGCAAAGCTGGTTCGCATTACGGCAGCGCTTGGCGATAACGCGCTGGACTTGCTCAAGCTGGAGCGGCTCGAATCAGTCACGCCATACACAGCCGATTTCGGCTTTGTCACAGTGGCAGAGGTCAACCGAGTTACACAGCAGACCGGTGGTGCGTCAGGCAGCAGCAACAAAGTAAACGTACTGGCAACGCGCAAACTGCAGCTTTTCTCAAGCGGTACAGTATCAAGCACTTACACCGCAACGCGCAGCTTTGCAGATTATGTGTTTTACCTACTTTACGAACGCATGGGCGTGCCGCTTGAATATATCGACACTGCGCAGCTGCTTGGCATTCGTTCTGACCTATCAAAT